CTGCATTTAGAATGACATTTCATGGAGGTGTTACTCATTCAAGTACAGGTATTACATTTGCTACAAATGGATATGCTAATACAAAATGGTTACCAAGTGCAAATAGTACAACGAGTAATGTAAGTGGTGGAGTTTATTCAAGAACTAATTTAACAGCTGATTCTGCAACATTAGGTGCATTAAGTACTGGTTTTCAAGGGTTATTAATTACCCCTAAAGCAGCAAGTGGAATTACTTTTTATGGTGCAAATAATTATATTGTTGATGGTAGTGGTAATTTTGTAACAGATACAAGAGGATTGTTTCATGTAAATAGAGATAGTTCAACTGTTTCGAGATTATATCGAAATGGTAGTTCAATTGCAAATACAACTCCAACCTTATCAAATGCTCCTGCTTTTGCTGTTTATTTAGGAGCAAGAAATAATCAAGGAACAGCTGAATCATATTTCAATGGAACTTTAGCTTTTGCATTTTTAGGTGATACATTAAATTCAACTGAAGCTACTAATTTATATACAGCAGTTCAAGCATTCCAAACAACATTAGGACGTTCAATAGGAACTCAAACAGTTAGCGATGCTGATGCACAGGCGTTTGTAACAGCAGCCAATATAGTTGACCAAGTAGAAGCAAATGCAGTAAACAATTTAGTAATAGGATTAAAAGCTGATAGTTTATGGACTAGTATAAAAGCTATTTATCCTTTTGTTGGAGGAGTTGCTTCAAGTAATAAATTTAATCTTAAAGATCCAAGAGATTTGGATGCAGCATATAGATTGGTATTCAATGGTGGATGGACTCACGCTACAACAGGAATTACTCCAAATGGAGTTAATGGTTGGGCTGATACGAAGTTAGTTGCACAAGGCACACTCGGTTTAAATTCGACAAGTTTTGGAGTTTATTCCAGGACCAATGTTGATAGGCTTGCTCCTTCAATTGGTAACTTAACTGGTGCAGCATCAGCTGAATGTTCATTATGGTTAAGAAGTTCAAATTTAGCTTTTCTTCGTGTTAATGGAGGTACAGCTTCAACTCCAGCAAATACAGATTCAAGAGGTTTGATTCTTGCAAACAGAGTAAATTCAACACAAGTTCAAGTTCAAATCAGAGGAACACAAACAACATTTACAAATGCAAGTAATTCATTATCAACAAATGTGTTCCAATTAGGTGGTGTAAATCCAAATTTCTTTGACACTAAAGAACTTGCATTCGCATTTATAGGAGATGGATTAACAAGTCAGAATATGACTGACATGAATACTAGGGTGATTGCATTCGAAACAACATTAAATAGAAACGTATGATACAAGTAGGACTATTGACATTGTCACAAAAAGAAGAATTATTAGGACAACTTTATGACCCTGATTCTTATTTCAATCCGATTCAAGACATTAACGACAATTGGATTATTTCACAAGAGGAAATGCAACAGAATCAGAATGAATTATTAGCTTGGGTTAAGGACTTACCTTTGATTCCTTTTGAACCTAAGCCATCACCACCACCATTTATTTAATAAGCTATGAGTGTACCAGCAGGAACAAGATTTATAGGCATATTACCGGGGGTAAATATGACTGAGAGAAAGTCTACACAGGCTAATAGCCCAACAGAGGTGTATACTATTGATGAGATTAGAACGAGTTTATACTCTGCAACATTTCTTGATACAACAACTCAAAATAATGGAGGAGCAACAACAGCCAATCAAGTTAAAATAAACACAACACAACAATCAATTGGATTTACATTAAGTAACGATTCAATTGAAGTTTTAAATGATGGTACTTATTTTATTAACTTGTTAATGCAACTTTCATTTACTGGTGGAGCATCAAATTATAATGTGACAGTATGGTTCACAGTAGATGATGCAATTGTGCCAAATTCAGCATTTACATTTACAACAACAGGAGCGCAGAATGATCAGACTCTTGCCAATATCACAGACACAATTGCATTGACAAGTGGGCAAGTTTTAAAGTTTTATTGGTGGTCTCAAGCCACAGGAATGAAGTTATTGACTACAGCTGCTGGTTCTAATCCTACAAGACCAGCATCTCCCTCTGTTAATTTTACCATATTTAATGTTGGATAATAAATGAAATATCTAGTACCATTACTATTTGTAATTATTGCCTGTACACCTCAAAGAAGGTTTGACAGGTTAGTAAAAAAGTATCCATATCTTTTAACTAGTGATACTTTAATTATTAAGGATACTATTCGTGATACAATTCGCATCACTGTTCCTGAAGTTGAGGTTGATACTATTGTAAGTGCGAAAGAACTTTATGACACAATTGTATTAGGTAAAGATCGTATTAAGGTGAAGGTTTACCGAGTAAAAGATAAGGTGTATATCAGTGGTAAATGTGACACTGTATATATTGAGAAGCCTATAGAACGGATAGTCTACAGAAAGATACCTGTAAAGATATATGAAAAGACTCCTTGGTATAAGATACTGCTGAATAATATTATAGGAATTTTACTAACTTTGCTATTAGTATATATTACGTATAGAATTATCAGAAAACACTTACTATGAAAACAAAATTACTTTTACTAGCGACATCATTTTTAGCAGTTCTTTCACCAGTTAAACCAATGATATATATTGCAATACTTGCAATTATTTTAGATACATGTTTTGGTATTTGGAGAAGCGTTAAAAAGGGAGGATGGAAAGCTATTAGAAGCAGAAAATTGTCTCATGTTGTAAGCAAGTCACTTCTTTATTGTGGTGCTATATTATTTATATTTTTAATTGAGAAGTATATAGCTGCTGACTTGTTATCTCACTTTATAGCTGTTGATTTAGTAATGACTAAGATTGTAGCATTCTTTTGTGTGGCTGTAGAGATTAAGTCAATTAACGAGAGTTATGAGTCAGTTACTGGAAAGAACTTATTAAAATCATTTAGAGAATTTGTTACAAGAGCTAAAGAAGAAGCTGATAAATTGACATGAATCCATTAATTGTTTTTATCCTTATATTTGTAACAGGATTAATCATTAATTATATTATAAGGAAATGGATTTAGATACAACCAAAATTGTTCAAGGTCGATTAAAAAAGACTCAATATTTTCAGGAAGAAACTCCAAAGAATCAGATATATTTACATCACACAGCAGGTGGAGGAAATGCTGTATCTGTAGCTAAATATTGGGATGAAACAAAAGACAGAGTAGCCACTGCATTTATCATAGGAAACAAAGGAACAATTGTACAATGTTTTTCGTCTAGAGAATGGGCTTATCATTTAGGTTTAAAAAATGCACCATTTTCAAATATGGGCTTACCATACAAGCCACTTGACAAATTTTCAGTAGGTATTGAGGTATGTAATTATGGTCCATTGAAGAAGAGGGATGGTAAGTTCTATACGTATGTAAATAGTGTTCTTGATCCGAGTGAAGTAACTGAATTAGAAGAACCATTCAAAGGGCATATCTATTGGCAGAAATATACTGACGCTCAAATTGAAAGCTTGAGACAATTGGTGGTGTATTTGTGTGATACGTATAATATATCGAAAGATTATGATGATGATATCTGGGATTTGTGTAAACGTGCAATGAAAGGTGAAGATGGTATATTTACACACAACTCTGTACGGAAAGATAAGTCTGACATGTATCCATGTCCAAGAGTAATTGAGATGTTAAAGAATTTGTAATGAAAAAGCAGAAGGAGATATCATTATTTGTATCAAAGCCAAAGGTAAGCAGACCGGGTGTTCATGCAAAAACTAAAACATCAAAAACAAAGACAAGTAAACTATATAAAAAGGCATATAAAAAACAAGGAAGATGAGAGTAAATAATTATAGAGTAGAATCACCAAGTGTTAATGATTTAATCTTTGGTACTAAAAGTTCTAATTCAGATACTGTTAATTTTAGAATACAAGACGTAGTAAATCTAACTCAAGCTCCGTCTGTAGTTTCTACAAACACATTAACTACTTATAGCATTGTAAATATAAATACTTACTTCACAGGTACAGCAGGTGCTAGTTTTGCAATAACGCTACCTACGGCAAGTGAGTCTATTGATGGTTTGAAGTATGTTATTATGTCTACAACAAATAGACCTACAACTACATGGGTTACTCCTGGTGCTACTGCTATAGTTGGAGCTCCTTCATCATTAGTTGCTAATACTCCTATTTGTTTCCAGTATAACAACTCTAACACTACTTGGTATATATCTATGTAATAATCACTATATTTGTAAAAAATATAATGAAATGAAAAAGATAGAACAAGAAGAGTTGTCTAAATTGACAGAATTAAACCGCAACTTTAGAGATTTAAAATTTGAAGTAGCAGACATTGAGCTTTCATTCGAAAGACTTAAAAGTAAAAAGAAATCAACGCTAGCCAATTTAGATATTGCTGCACATGATTTAGCAAAGTATCAAGAAGAGATAGTTGCTAAGTATGGCGATATAACAATAAACCTACAAACAGGTGAATATAATTAGAAAGATATCTATTGGTCCTGATTATATGAAATCAATGAACTACACTGTTGGGCAGGAAGTTCTTGATAGGAGTTATTCTATTTATCAGATAATAAGAAATGATGATGGGATTAAGCTTTATATAATTAAGGACGGAGAGATAGTTTTATGGAAGGAGTTTTCAAACACTGTTCCTGTATCAATTGAATATAATATAAATTTCTAATGAAATCACCATACTGTTTTATCATCAAGGCTGTTGATGGTAGGAGGTATGACAACATAAGAACTTACGGAGAAAATGAGTTCATTATAAGTACCTCTCAAGAAGATCACACAGTCTCAAATAGATTCGCTGAAGTAGTTTCTGTTCCAATCTATTACAATGGGCCAATAATTCCTGGTAACATTGTTGTAGTGCATCATAATGTATTCAAGTTTTATTATGACATGAAGGGCAGACAAAAGAGTAGTTGGCATCATTTAAAGGATGACCTATTTATTGTTGAGCCAGAGCAAGTATATCTATTTTCCCAAAATGGGAACGATTGGGAAGCATTATCACCATTTTGTTTTATAAAGCCTATACCATCTGAAGATAAAATTTTTAGTCCGTTATCCGGGTTTGAAGAACTTTGGGGTGAGGTTGTATTTAAGAATGATGATATGACTGAAGTTGAGGTTGGAGATATTGTGTCGTTTACACCTGACAGCGAGTATGAGTTTAGAATAAATAATGAGATTCTTTATCGAATGTATAATCGAAATATATGTCTAAAAAAATAGAGATACTTGAAGCAGCTAAGGTAGCTATTGATGAATTGATAAAGGTATTAAAAGAACCTATCATTACTCGATCTGAGGATGACATATCAGCTGACAAGTTAAAGAATGCTGCCTCAGCTAAGAGGTTAGCGTTTGAGGATGCCTTGAATATGCTTCAGAAAATTGAGGAAGAAGAGAATAAAAGTAATAACATTGTACCTACAGTAACTGCTGGCACAGGTGGATTTGCAGAGGGTAGAGCTAAGAAGAAGTAAATACTTTTTACAAAAGGATAGGTAAATGGAAAATACTCTTTACAGAATACTTGATGACCATATTACAAAAAATGTAATTCTAACCAAGAATAGAAATAAGTCTTGGGAATATGGCTATAACCCAAAATATGATTTGGTAGTTATATCTAAGGATGGAACTATTGGAGAGATATATGAGATTAATAGTGTAAAGATAGGATTACCATATAAGCCTGAGAAAGTTGCCAACTATGGTAACAAATGGAAGTCGCAAGAATATCCACCAGAGCTACAAAAAATTAAGACAATATTTGATTGGAATAGAAGAGATAATGCTTTCAAGTCAAAATATGTCGACTTAATTGAAAGTGAATTTGATAAGCGAGAGCATGGGCATTGGTTTATTAATAATGGTATTCCTACATACATAACAGGAACGCATTATATGTATTTGCAATGGACTAAGATTGACATTGGTCTACCGGACTTCCGAGAATCAAATAGGATATTCTATATCTATTGGGAGGCATGCAAGGCTGATAATAGGTCATTTGGTATGGACTACTTGAAAAACAGACGTTCTGGTTTTTCGTTCATGTCAAGTTCTGAGATAAGTAATACAGGTACAATAGTCCGAGATTCTAGGATTGGTATACTATCAAAGACTGGTGGTGATGCCAAGAAGATGTTTACTGATAAGGTTGTTCCAATTGTAAGGAACTATCCATTCTTTTTCAAGCCAATTCAGGATGGTATGGACAATCCAAAGACTGAGTTAGCGTTTCGTGTTCCTGCAAGTAAGATTACTCGTAAGAATATGGATCAAGAACATGATGATGACATTGATGGTCTTGACACAACAATTGACTGGAAGAATACATCTGACAATAGTTATGATGGTGAGAAGCTACTACTACTTGTACACGATGAAAGTGGTAAATGGGAGAAGCCTGAAAACATATTAAATAACTGGCGAGTAACAAAGACATGTTTGAGGTTAGGTAGTAAGATTGTTGGTAAATGTATGATGGGTTCTACATCAAATGCATTATCAAAAGGTGGTGAGAACTTTAAGAAACTATACAATGATAGCGACCCTAGAGTAAGGTCTGCTAATGGACAGACTAAGAGTGGTTTATATTCATTGTTTATACCAATGGAGTGGAATATTGAAGGGTATATAGATGAGTTCGGTTGGCCTGTATTTAATGATCCCGAAAAGGCAATAGTCGGTATTGATGGGGAGATGATAACGCAGGGTGTAATTACTTGGTGGAACAATGAGGTTGCTGCATTAAAGAGTGACTCTGACGCATTGAATGAATTTTACCGACAGTTCCCTAGAACTGAATCGCATGCATTTAGAGATGAATCAAAGCAGTCAGTATTCAACTTAACAAAGATATATCAGCAGATTGATTATAATGATTCATTGATAAAAGATCAAGTTATAACAAGGGGTTATTTTCATTGGAAGGGTGGTGTCAAGGATAGTGAGGTTATTTGGACTCCGGACAAGAATGGTAGATTTTTAGTATCTTGGATTCCAAGTCAGCGTTTAAGGAATAATGTTATAACTAGAGGTGGTAAGAAGTATCCTGGTAATGAGCATATGGGTGCATTTGGATGTGACCCTTATGACATATCAGGTGTTGTTGGTGGAGGTGGATCGAATGGTGCATTGCATGGTATGACTAAGTTCCATATGGAAGAAGCACCAACGAATGAATTCTTTTTGGAGTATATAGCAAGACCACAAACAGCTGAGGTATTTTTTGAGGATGTATTAATGGCTTGTATTTTTTATGGTATGCCAATATTAGCTGAGAACAACAAGGCTAGGTTATTGTACCATTTCAAGAACAGAGGCTATAGAGCATACTCAATGAATAGGCCTGACAAGCATAAAACAAAGCTGTCTAAGACTGAGATAGAGATAGGTGGTATACCTAACTCATCTGAGGATGTTAGGCAGGCGCATGCATCAGCTATTGAGACGTACATTGAGGAGTACGTAGGTCTTGATACTGAGGGTACGTACAGAGACCCTGACTTTATGGGATCAATGTACTTTACAAAAACATTAGAGGATTGGGCTAGATTTGATCCGAATAATAGAACGAAATATGATGCCTCTATTAGTTCAGGTCTAGCTATAATGGCTACACGTAAGCATTTATTTGAAACAGAGAAAAAAGAATCGAAAATAAGTATTAAATTTGTAAAATACGACAATCGTGGAATTAGAAGCGAAATACTAAAATAATGGAGAAATTATCAGTTGCAATTTATCAATCACCCTTTCCAAACCAAATGGCTAGCGATGAAGAAAAAGCTACTTTAGAATATGGTTTGAAAGTTGCAAAGTCCGTTGAAGGTGAGTGGTTTAAGCGTAAAGCGAATACATGTCGGTTCTATGAACAATGGGGTGAGTACCATCGATTGAGATTGTATGCAAGAGGTGAGCAACCTGTGCAAAAATATAAAGATGAATTAGCTGTAAATGGAGATATGTCTATGTTAAATTTAGACTGGACTCCTATTCCTATTATACCTAAGTTTGTTGACATTGTTGTCAATGGAATGAACGATAGGCTTTTCACTATTAAGGCTGAATCTCAAGACGTTATGTCTGCTGAGAAGAAAAACATCTTCCAGGATATGATTGAAGCTGATATGGTAGCAAAAGATTTCTTACAGATGACTAAGGAGCAGTTTGGTATTGATGCATTTAATGTCAATCCGGATGAACTACCTGAGAACGATGAGGAGCTGTCACTATATATGCAACTAAAATATAAGCCTTCAATTGAGATTGCTGAGGAGGTTGCTATTGATACGATTCTTAAAATGAATGAATATCCAAAGTTAAAAAAGTTAGTCGATTATGATTTAACTGTTTTGGGTAAGGCTATTTTAAGACATACATTCTTAGTTAATGATGGATTGAGAGTTGATTATGTAGACCCTGCAAATTTCATTCATAGCTATACTGAGTTAAATGACTTTTCAGATTGTTATTATTTTGGTGAGGTAAAACAAGTTCATTATACTGAGCTTTTAAAAATAAATCCAAATTTAACAGATGAGCAATTAAACGAAATACGTAATGCTTCATCTGCATGGTATAGTTATTTTCCAATTATACGTAATTATCAAGATGATGCATTCTTAAATGAGGTTGTCACATTACTTTATTTCAATTATAAAACCACTAAGAGATTTGTTTGGAAGAAGAAAATCCTTGAGAATGGTGGTGAGCGAGTAATTAGAAAGAATGACACATTCAATCCTCCAGTTGAGGAAGGGATGATGTTTGAGAAAGTTGAAGCGGTTCGTGACGTTTGGTATGAAGGTATATTGGTAGGTGGTTCTAATATCATGTTGAAATGGGATATGATGAAGAATATGGTTAGACCTAAGTCAGCTACACAAAACGCACTTCCTAACTATGTGATGTTTGCTCCTAGAATGTATAAAGGAAATACTGAGTCATTAGTAAGACGTATGATTCCTTTTGCTGATCAGATACAATTAACTCACTTAAAGTTACAGCAGGTAATGAATAGGATAGTTCCTGATGGAGTTTTCATTGATGCTGATGGTATTAATGAAGTCGACCTAGGAACTGGAGCAGCATATAATCCAGAGGATGCATTGAAGTTATACTTCCAGACAGGTAGTATTATTGGTAGGAGCTATACTCAAGATGGCGAGTTTAACAATGCTCGTGTTCCTATTCAAGAGTTAAGTTCAAATAGCGGTCAGTCTAAAATGTCTGCATTAATCGGTAGCTATAATCACTATCTAAATATGATACGTGATGTCACAGGAATTAATGAAGTTAGAGATGGTTCAACTCCTAGTCCTGATGCTTTAGTTGGTGTGCAGAAATTAGCTGCATTAAATTCAAATACAGCTACACGACACATATTAGAAGGTGGTCTTAATATAACGAAGAAACTAGCTGAATGTCTATCTATACGAATTGCTGATATATTGGAGTATTCTGACTTTTCTGAAGAGTTTGCAATGCAGATAGGTAAGTATAATGTTGCTATTCTTGATGACGTTAAAGATTTATATTTACATGACTTTGGTATATTCATTGAACTTGCTCCAGATGAAGAGCAAAGACAAATGCTTGAGGCCAATATTCAAGTATCATTACAGCAACAGACAATTGATTTAGAAGATGCTATTGATATTAGGATGGTAAATAATATTAAGTTAGCAAATGAGTTGTTGAAGCTAAAGAGAAGAAAGAGAATAGAGCAGAAGCAGAAAGATACGGAAATGCAATTCCAAATGCAGATGCAAAGCAATATTCAATCTCAACAAGCTGCTGCTGAATCTAAAGCTCAATTGGTTCAACTTGAAGCTCAATCTAAGATACAAATTAGAGAGGCTGAGATGAACTTTGCTGTTCAACAAATGCAAGCAGAGGCTGCTATTAAAGCTCAGTTAATGGACAAAGAGTTCCAATACAACATGCAACTAAAAGGTATTGAGACTGATAACTTAATGAAACGTGAAGAGAAGAAGGAAGAAGCTAAAGATAAACGAGTTGATCTTCAAGCAACAAGACAATCTGAACTAATTAATCAAAGAAAGAATAACTTACCTCCATTGAATTTTGAAAGCACTGAAGATTCTTTGGATGGTTTTGATTTAGAATCATTTAATCCTAAATAATGGCTTATATAGAACACAACTTTTTTCCATTGAAGGTATTCGTTAGAAATGAATACATGTATCAATTTAAAAAGGGTCATGGCGAATTTACTCAGGGAGTAATTATTTCGGTGAGATGCATGCCAGGACAGGCAGCATTATTTCAAGTATTACTTGAGAATGGTGTTATGAGAGATAAACTACCATCACACGCATTATTAACTGAGCCAGAGTTGCCAAACCCTGATTTACCATTTCACTACCTGCAAATATGGAATTGTTTTAGCTATCGATTCACTTTAACTCAACTATCTTATGTGTATGACACAAACGTTGAGGTATATATGAAGGATAGACAATGGTACAAGGGTAACTATTATGCCACAATAAATTGGGGGTCTAATGATATAAATACTGACATAACATTAGCTGAAGATCCACTAGAACATAAATCACATCACATCATACTTCTTGAGAACGGTCAGATAGCATTACAACCAAACAATCGAGTTCGTTGGTATGAGCCTTCATTTGTAACAAAAGAATTCCCATCTAAGCCTGACTATTTAGTTAACAATGCTTGGTTTAATTGTGAGGGTTATGACAAGTGGCAAACTGAAGATTCAGATGTTATGTTTTATGACAATGAATGATATAGTATGCAAATGCATATAAAACGCTGTATTTGTATGATATAGTATGCAAATACATATAAAAAATAATTATTAACTTTGTAAAAATTTAATCAAATGGAAGGAGAATTTAAAGTAAGAGCAGTTGAGTTCGAAGAGAAGTCAGTTGCAGAGATAGAACAGCAGTTGATAGATAATCATGCTGAAAAAACAGGACAAGTTCAAGATGAACCACCTGTTGATAAAGTTGATGTTAGTGCGCCAATAGATGCACCTGTTGAAACTCAAGAGATTGAGATAGACGACAATAAAGTTCTTTCATATATTGGAAAAAGATATAACAAAGAGATTAGCAATCTTGATGATTTATTTGAACAACGATCAAATAATGAGGATTTAGACCCAGAGGTTGCTACCTATTTGAAATATAAAAAAGAAACTGGTCGTGGAATCGAGGACTTTATTCAATTAAATAAAGACTATGACTCTATGGATCAGGACCAATTGTTATTTGAATATCGTAAAAACAAAGATAAAGATCTTGACGTTGACGATATTAGATTCGATCTTGATAATCAGTTTGGATATGATGCAGACTTTGATGACGAGAAAGAAATAAAGAAGAAGCAGTTGGCTAAGAAAAAAGAACTCACTAAAGCTAAGGAGTACTTTAACGGATTAAAAGAACAGTATAAAGTTCCTCTTGAGTCAAGAGAATCTTTTGTTCCGCAAGAAGAAAAAGAAACTTATGAAGCTTACAAGAGTTATAAACAAGCTACGACTCAAGCAGATGAGGAGCAAGCAAAAAGGTCAAAGTATTTCGCTGACAAAACTACTGAGTTATTCTCTGAAAAGTTCGAAGGTTTCGGATTTAGTTTGGATGAGAATAAGAAATTAGTTTATAAACCATCTGAAGCACCTGACCTACTGAAAGAGCAATCTAATCTTCAGAATTTTGTATCAAAGTTCTTGAATGATGAAGGTTACCTTAAAGACGCTGAAGCTTTTCATCGTGCTATTGCAGTGGCTTCGAACCCGGAAAAGTTTGCCAAGTTCTTCTATGAGAAGGGCATGACAGATGCGGTTGACAATGTAGCTAAAGAGTCTAAAA